TCTCGCATTGACAACGCCAAACTCAGCCTGACCAACCCATCGGGTGGTAACGCTCTTCATCGGGTCTACGCGGTCAACTATAACATCCTTCGTATCAAGGATGGTATGGCCGGTGTCGCGTTCGGTAACTAAACCAAACCTAAGTCGTATGTAAATATTGAAAAAGTATCTTCAAAACATCCAACATGGTGAAAACGAAAACTCCAACTCTTGATTCTGTTCGCAAGGTGAAATCTGGTGTCACCGAACTTGTATTGCAGAATCAAAAGTTGAAAAAGAAATGTAGAAAACTGAAAAAAAAAGTTGCTAAACTTGAAACAACTTCAAAAACAACATTTCGTAATGACGCCGCCACCACACCGCGTTCGTCATGGCACCCCGGAACTTTTACGGAAGCTGCCGGAAGGGCCAGACTCGACTATATCTCTCTCGAAGTTTCAAAACTTACACCTTATCAACAAAACATTTGGAGACACACTCTATCGATGTTTAAAACTCTTGATATTACTGTCAAACAACAACGACCTTATTGTTTTTTGAAATTTATCCACAATCTCCCCTCCGCGCTCATGTCCAGGCACGCAAAAACTGTCGCTGCAGGATTCATACATTCAAGTGTTAAACCTGAACTGAACAAGAGAGTCATGCAAGAGAAGATTGGTGTTTCTGTACCCACAATTAGTCAAGTGTCTAGAATTATTAACCTTATTTAATAAGCAATCTATCAAGTCTCAGTTTCTCCTTATTCATGAAAATTGTGAGTTGCATAACTTCACCTTCCAAATTTACCAATCCATGAGTCGATTTTTGGTACTTTGATATTTGGTCAACCCTAACAAGATCTACAGGTGACATCTTTGTCTTTGGTACCTTACTGTGATAGACTGCGAGAACTGCAGCATCCCTTTTCGTCTCTCTAGGTAGTTGGTCTCCTTCGTAGCACACTACAACATGTGCACCTGGGCACCCAGCTACATGCATCCACCAGTGTTTAGGGTCACTCGTCATTGTCAATTGGTCATTTTCTTTTGCACTCTGACCAACTTGGATTTTGATACCGTCGTATGACGTGTATTCAAGCATGTTTTTTTGTCGTTTTAATTCCTTATCTTGTTTTTAACCTCAAGATATGATAAAAGGGAAATCATCTTTTTTTCTCTCATAGGGATTTATTATAAATGTTGTTATTATATATTTAGAGGGTCCATTTAAAATGGTATTTCCCTTGTGTAAATGTAAATGAGTCACGGGAAATATTATAACTTTCCCACGTTCAGGTTGTACTTTTCTACCAGAATTGAACTCAGTTGAACCACCATTTTCTTCATCTATGTCATTTAAATATATGATTACTGCAAGTCGTAGTTTTGGGTCAGTATAGTCAGAATGCCAGCCAAAATGACCACCCTTATCAGTTCTTTGTATTTGTAGGTGCGAAACAAAACCTGGGTCCAAATACAATATACCACATGACCTATTAATATCACTCATATGATTTATGTATTCTATATGAACTTTTGATATCCCTTCGATAAACGTTTTATAAAAATCATGTGTACTATCATTGATAGCTACGTCTGTTGTATTTTTCAGTTCAGTATTCACCTCCCCAAATCCAGTCGTATGATTTGATACCAACCCCGATATTTGGTTATGACTTGTTTTATGATAATCTATGAATGCCTGACATTCTTCAACCGTATAAACATTTCTCATCTCAAATATAGATCTATCGTATACATCAATTATATCGCGTCCCATACTTTTATATTTATTATACCCTTTAATTAATATGCACGTCGTCCTACAACCAAGTCCTTCGATTACACATAAATATAGGGTCACCTTACCAAATAAACGAAGTATTGATTTTGGTCAGAAGGGTTTTCAGCACTACCCAGACCATGGTAATCCAAGACTTATGCGCGCACAACTTCTTAGGAAAGGTGCTATCATTCCTAAGGAGCTGCGAATAGAGACGAACCCGTATGAGATACAGAAAAAAATGTTGAAAATAAGAGAAAGTTCTAAAGAAGATTGGGAAGATTTCTTCCGGGCCGAATATTGGGAAAGGTGGATACTATGGTCTTACCCGAATGTAAACAAAGCAAAATTATCTATGGTCATGAGTCACGGTATTCTTTTTATGCCTAGACCGGAAGACCTATGGTACTGTAAAGGTGACTTTACTGACCAGTAGAGGATTAAAGGTTTACTTAACTATAATAGTAATGTTCAGTGTCTATCAGGAACCTAAAGTAATTAAAAATTTTATAACCAAAGAATATTGTGATGAAATTAGAAAAATATCCAAACCTCATTTAAAATCATCATCGGTCAGTAGTTGTGAGATTATAGATGAAACACTCAGAAAGTCTAAAAGTGTATCTTTAGTTGATGAATTTATAAATAAGCCTATTATTGAAAGGTGTAATTCTATATTAGGACACCATAAAAGTATATTTGAACCATTACATATAGTAAAATATGAACCAGGTGATTTTTACAATCCACACTTTGATTCTAGTCCTGTCATTGTAAGACCGTACACCTTTATTATCACATTAAATGATAATTATAAAGGTGGTGAAACATATTTCCCAAATCTAGATAAATATTATAAACTTGGAAAGGGTGATGCACTTTTTTTTCATAATTATACAACAAACCATTTAGAAACTGAATTATCCTTACATGGTGGAAAAGAAGTATTAAGTGGTGAAAAATTGATCGCTAACATGTGGGTTAGTTCCCTGTAGATCCAAAACCCCCGTCACCTCTGAGTGTCTCATCGAGTAGACCAATTTCCTTAATCATAGGTGTATCACACCTTTCCAAAATAAGTTGAGCGATACGATCACCCTTCTTGATTTCAAAGTCTTCCGTACCATGATTGAATAGGACGACCTTGACTTCACCGGTATAATCGGGATCAATAACACCCGCGCCAACATTGATACAGTGCTTCACAGCTAGACCAGAACGAGGGGCTACACGCCCATATAGACCATCGGGTATGGAGAGAGCAATACCAGTACTAACTAAAGCTCGCCCCGCTTGACACGGTACAGTCGCATCTTCGGAGCTATATAAATCATATCCCACAGCACCATCAGAACCACGAGTAGGCAAACGAGCATCGAATGAAAGCTTTTTGACTCCGAGTGGCATCTATCCATCTTTCGGATGTTTTCCTTAAGTAATTTGTTATTTAAAGTATATCGTTATTAATCATAAAATGTCAATTGAACATATTCGTATAAATCAAGACACTACAGTACAACTGTTCAAATTATCAAAAGATATGATTGACTATCTATGGGAACGTATTGATGTAGCAAAAAAAAAGAAGATAAACGTAAAGAAAGACCTGGCCGGTTATATATCTCATTCATACAAACTTGAGGATCCACAAAATTTGATTATTGAAAACTTACTTAATCTGGTTGATAATCCGAGTATGTTTAATTTTGTTAACGGAGAACTTGAATCCATCTATAAAAAAATATTTCTCGACCGTAATAAGAAAGTATTAATGAAACCATATTTACATAGTTTGTGGGTGAACTTTCAAAAGAAAGGTGAGTTTCAACCTATACATAACCATTCCGGTCTATTATCTTTTGTAATATGGATGGACATTCCTTATGATTGGAAAGACGAGGCTAAATTACCTTTTGTGAGACCGAATAATAAAATCCCACCGGGAGGTAACTTTAGCTTTGTGTTTTCTAATGGTAATTGTAGACAAGTACATGAACGAACCATATCAATGTCACCTGAAATGAATGGATATTGTTGTTTTTTTCCTAGTGATTTATGTCATCAGGTTTATCCATTTTATACAAGTGATAAAGAAAGAATTAGTATTAGTGGTAATATCACTTTTAAGGAAAACGCCGTCGACGCTCCTTTTATTGTATCCAATACATAATCATTTACTTCATATATTTTTTCTTTTCGTCGTCTGTGAGGGCTCTCCACATCTCACCCAACCTCTTACCAATGTCGGTAAAACTGAAATCTGGGTTCTCTTTCACAACCTCGGGTCGTATCTTCTTCACAAAGTTCATGTATGCATTAGGTTTACGCTTGGGCTTGGATTCTTTGTCCCCGCCACCTCTGAGCCTGAGAACTAGATGTAGAGTAGACTCCTTTTGGATATTGTAATCAGCTAGGGTGCGTCCATCCTCAAGCTGCTTTCCAGCGAAGATGAGTCGCTGCTGGTCGGGAGGGATTCCTTCCTTATCTTGAATCTTAGCCTTGATGTTATCGATAGTGTCAGAGGATTCAACCTCAAGAGTGATAGTTTTTCCAGTAAGTGTTTTCACGAATATTTGCATACTACTTGTATCATAGATTTAAATCTTAAAGTATGATAAGATGTATAACAATAGTAACGAAATGCTTCGAGGCTACTTTATGCGACAGAGTGAAGGCGGCTACGCTCCCAAAAATTTCAAGTACGACCAGAAAAATAAGAATAATAATCTATTAAAAAATTTCAATGGACCAGTTACAATTCCAAAAACTAAATCTCCTTCAAAGCGGGGTTCCTCTTCGAAAAAGTGAGTGCACAAATACCACAACTGAAAATATTTATGAAATATTGACATCCAAGAACGTGTAATTTCGTATACATACTCTCACGTGCATATAATACCCATAGTAACAGTGTCATACAGGTCTCATAACCAGCTCGGATGATTACATTAGATGCATGGTACATCTGGTCTATCGTTGGGTACAAAAAACTATCTCTAGGGGTAAGTCTTCGAATGGTTAATAAAGATGTATCAATTTCAACTAGACCTGCGAAACTAAGTATAAAAGCCTCCTCGGGGTGCATAAGAGGTCTAAGAAGAGCTAGAAGACATACTAAATGATGAAGTATGATTAAATTTCTAAGAGTGTGTATAACTTTCGGCTGAAGAATTATCCACATGAGATCATACGACATATACGTAGTGAGAGCATGTGTTAGAAACATGGGGTACACTTTATAGTTAAAAAATACATCAGCCACACATAATGCTGAGAATGGTGCGAGAAACATTAAAGACGCTACATCATGAATAACGACAGCACGACGGTCCTTATTCATTTTGTGATTAGACAATATTCTTTTTATATCAAGTTGCACTCAAAGGGTTTCGAACCCCTGACCTCAAGCTTACTAAGCTTGCGCTCTACCACTGAGCTATGAGTGCGATATGCTGAGAGCGGGGTTCGAACCCGCGCGTGCATAGCACAGGCGATCTTAAGTCGCCCTCCTTAGACCACTCGGACATCTCAGCCCGAATATAATACCACTCAAATCTTTAAGCATTTCGATGGTGGTTCATATGCTAGTTTATCCTTGAGTTCTTTACGTTG